GGGAGCAACTACGATGTCTTTGTATGGACTCTTGATAAGACCTACTGTATCCGTACCTGCCGTGATAGCAGTCTGGAATCCGTCTGGCTCAGCAATCGTAATAGTTCCTGTACCGTTAGAGGCTATAAGAGGATGACCTTTAATCTTATACATCTCATGCGGAGTTGTAGAAGCTAGGTTAGAGAATATATACCCTTCTGCGTAAAGGTCTTTAGCGGCTGCTGTGGCACCGAGAGTAACTCCGATAGTTGTGCCACCTGCTGAACCACTTGTTGCTACCACTAAGTCTTCATCGTGGTTTCCTGCTGGTGCCTCACTGGCTACAACTAAGCCTTCACCAATAGCAGTGCCGCCATTCTCTACATAGCGATACACTCTTCCGTCTGGGAGTGCCATCGTAGCACCATATACTTGCCGTTTCTTTGATGTGGTTTGTTTTTCAAAACCATATAATCCACTTTGAATCGCTCCGAAAGACATATCAACCTCCTTCAAGGTTTATTAACAGGCTCTTACGTCCTGCGATAAGCCGATTATTATGTGACCGTGGCGACCTCGGCCTATCTTTACAGCCGCCTCGATCTCTTTAACTATGTGTTTTAATGTGCGCCCTCATCTTTGAGGCCGCGCCAGATTGAGTAGCAGCGGTTACCTTAAAAGAACAATCTGGACAGAGTGCCGAAGCCAGAGTCCGAGTGGAGGGCTTAAACTCTGGCTCCGGCTCCTCTACCTTAACATCTTCTGCGGCATTATTCCCACACCATCTACAACTACATGTGTCACTGGGAGGAAACGGTAACATGCCCAGTCTGGACTTCTTCAAGGCGTAGTCAGGGTTTCCGGGTAATCCCTTGACGGCAGTGCCTGCGGGCTTGATCTCTTCTCCGCTGGCATTCAGCAATGCTGCGTGCCTGTAGAGAGTAACCTTTGGCTGCCACTCATCAACGTATTCCCAAGAGTAGCCCCTGCTTACAAGTTCCTGCCTTAAATCCTGACGTTCCTTAGTTGTTACCATACCTGCCCTCCGTTACTAGCTAGTTGCAGGTGTAGCAGCATCAAGTGTAAGCGCTGCGCCTTTACTGTCATCTAGCTCAAATACGCCGTAGTCAGCGGTCATAACAAGCTCAGTAGCGCGGAGGGAAGCATCCCTCTGTCGCTCTGTACGTGTGTCTACAGACTTGAGTACACAGAGTGCGCTCTTGTCACATATCACGCCTACTGCGTCATCACTGCTGTCAATTGTTATGTTTCCGTCTTCAAATATTGGAACACCGTTAATGGGCCTGAGTCCACTAAAGAAGTTACCGAGTAAGTCTTCCGTCCATCCCTTGGGTACAGGGTATGTGGATGATGCTGTCACTGCTGTGTTAGCAACGTCCCATACTGCAAACGGGTGGTGGTTGATATAGACCTGTGACCCGAAGTTATTGCCCTTTGCATAAGCAACAGAAGCAGAAACATTGGCAAGGCTCATGGCTCGGCCTGCCGAACCTATGTCTGTTCCGAATCCGCTATAGAGCGCAGTAACGTCATTGTCTTTCTTTCTTGCCATGCCGTCACCAAGCTGCCTGCCCACTATGGACATGACGTTCTCGGATGTTTGCCTGATAAGTTTGTCTGTCAAGATAACCTTTGCGCCTACTTCTGCGGCGGTGAGGTCAACAGTGGTCATGCCGATGTCTTCCTCGTCGATTATATCCACGCCGTCTTGTAAGTCGGAAATACTCATCTGTCCAACTTTTGGAACCGTGACTTGTTTCTCGCCCTTACCAAGACTAAAGCTCTCTATGAGGGCCATCGCCGGGGCATTATGTTCCTCTGTGTATCTGGAAGCCGCGATTATAATCTTCTGTGCATTTTCCAGATTTCCTGTCGTCGCTGTTTGTGCCATACTACTCTTTCCTCCTGACTAAATTATGATACACCTGCTGCTCGTGCCGCTGCGGCTACAGCACTAGGCGATCTATCGCCTGCGTTATACCTATCTAGCCAGCCTCCCTCGTCGGCAGCCACCTGTGGGTTGCCCTGACTGTTGTCCACCGCTTGTGCAGGTACCTGTCCCTGCTTGTATTTCGCCAACTCCTCGTCACGTCTTCTGTCATTAGATAGCTTCTGTGCGCCTTTGTCCATACTCTCAGGGTCGTTATATTTACGAAGTTCCGTCAGGTCCCCTATATTAAGGTTGTACTTCTGGACGAAATGCTCCGCTGCTATCTGCTTCCCTTGGACGTGCCTGCCATACTCCTCGGCCTGCTTTATTAAGTCCATTTGCCTTTGCTGACTCTGCATGTATTCATTAGCAGACTGCTGGGCATGTTCAGGAAGAAACCCCTGAGATTCAAGTTGTTGCCTATATTGTGTGGCTTGGTTTTGTAGCGCTGCCTGTGCCTGAACCTGTGCGTACTGTGCGCTTTCCTGCTGCATTCTCTGTATATGTTCAGGTGAATACTGCTGTGGTGGCGCTGGTGGCGCTGGTGCCGTGCCGTCTGGTGACGGTGGTGGCGCAGTCACTGGTTGTGGTGATTGCTCCTGCGTAGCTTGTGGCGCTTGTTCCCCTGTTGTTGATACCGGGGCGTCAGGCGAGTCTGTAACCGCTGTAACCGAGTGCTCCGCTGACGGTGCGCTATCGGTTACCGTGCCGTCTGGTGACGGTGACGCCGTAAAATCTGTCTGTTCTGTAGTCATAATCTTTCCCTCCTGTTCTTAGGATATCTTCGTGCCGTCAGGTTTGTCAACGGTAGCGCGGATCCGCTGGCGTCAGCAGAGCAATCCCTAATTCCGACATTGCGTGTATTTTACCGTGCTTACCGTGCTTACCGTAATTGCCGTACATTTACTTCTTTAAGTAGAGTCTTCCGAAATCCCCTGCGGCGGCAGGTTGCCTTAGCTGCTGACTTATAAAGCCCGTGCCTTTCTTTTCCTCGATAGGCTTGCTATAGAATCCCCAGTACATCAATAAGTCTTCCAGTTGCGTCCCGGCACGGAAGCTCTGGAATCTTATTGCGTCCTGCCTCATACTGGCAGACTTCAACATACTGTCCAAGTCTGAGTTCTTATTCCTGTATAGCGTCTTTGCCCTTCCTGATAACCTCTGGTATTCCCGCCACTTATCAGCTACTCCTGCCCTCTCGGCCTCGTTATCCTTGATGTCCCAGAATCCTGTCTGCCTGATAGTGTCGATGTCTCTCCTGTACCTGACCTCTGCGGCAGTGTCACTGGCGTCTATCTCCGCGTTAAGCAGGGCCTTGTCTTCCGGGCTCAGGCTGTTCATTAGCCTCTCGCGTTCATCGAACATGTATTCGTAGTCTAGGTCCCCCATACTCTTCTCTTCTTCTGTCAGCTTGGGAGAATCCTCATCTGGCTGGATAGCTCGATACGCAGCCATCAGCACTTGGCCCCTACTTCTGGTGTCGGGAATAGTTCCCAGCGCCGTCGCCAGTATAGAGTAGTATTCTTTCCTACTTTCGGGATCAGCAGCCTGTGCAGATTTCGGGAACTGCTTGGAAAGCGTAGCGAATATACCTTTCCACTCTGCATTCGCAGACGAGCGCCTTTCCCTCCAATCTATCCTGTCGCTTATAGCCCTGTAGCTATTGTCGTCCCATTTATTGTTAACCAGAATATCGTCGCGTTCCTGCTGCTCTTCCCGCTTGCCCTCTGCTACTTCTGACACAGCCCTGCTCGCCATCATTGTCTGATCGGGGTCTATGCCCGTCTCTTCCTCTCCCTTTTCTCTCTTGACCCTGTAGAGTTCCCCGCCAGTATCAGGGTAGAACCTGCGCTTCAAGCCGCTTGCCACACCGGGTAGTACGTCTGGCCTGCCAGCCAACTCGGTTACCTGTTCCCTTACTTCAGAATCGGTAAGCTCCTTGGTTTCCATCTCAAGCTGCTCTACTCTGGAAGCCTTCTTATATTCCTCGGAGAGCTTCTTGATCTCGGGCTCGGGATCGTCCTCAAGCATTCTATAAGTAAAGTCAGCGGTAGCCAGAACCTCCCCACCAGCACCACCGAATACCGCATGGAATATATGCTCTAACCTCTGGGGTGACCGTGGGTCAAATTTACCCGCCCAGTCAGGCGTTTTAGGTGCCTTGCCAGCAATGGCCCTAAGGGTAGGGGATGTCCTGCTGGTGTACTGCTCTTCGGGGGGCTTGGCGGCTAGGTCTGGACGGACTATGCCTCGCATCTTGTACAGACTGTACCCCGTCATAGCCTCAACGGGAGCTTTAATAGCCTCAGGGATTGGCAGTCCCGGGGTCACCTCAAGGGCCAGCGTCCTGAAATAGTCCGTGGCGGCGGTGGGATTCTCTGCAACCATTTTCTCAGTAACAAATGTAGCTGACCCTAAGAACGCCGCCCATTCACGCGTCTTGGGAGTCAGTGTAATGAATCTGGGCTTGGGGTTCCCGTAGGCGTCAGTCTCCTTGCTGGGCAACATGAATATTATGCTTCCCAGACGTATGTGCAGGGGGATATCGAAGTACCCTTCCTGTTGAGTGTTCCACGAAGTGAGCAGGCCCTGCCCCATCATAGCCGCTGCCATTGTCGTGGTGAATTGTTTGGGATTGCGCTGTATTGCACGGATGGGCAGCTTCATACCTTCCATCGCGGCGTTTATAAACAGTAGATAATTATTCGCTTGCTTCCAAGCAACACCGCCCCTGCCAAAGTTAATGGTAGATTCCAGTGCATTCTCCACCGCTGCCTTCATTTGTGGACTTTCTGCCAGTTGCTGGGGGGTTATTACACCGCTGGCCAGATCGTCCCTCCATTTAGGCATGACGTTATCCAGATACTTCTTGGCAGCAGCAAATCTGGGAGCCATCTCGCCAGCCTCTCCCGCTTTCGGGATCATGCCTACCACGTTCCCCCCTGCCTTTCTCAAGCTCCGGGTTATCCCTTGGGCATTCATTGTCGTGCCGCCTGCTGCCCTGAGGTCCTCTAGGCTTATGAACTGCTTCATGATCTGTTCTTCTGTCAAGCCGTAGAACCTCTGCTGCCTTCCACCGGCCATGACGTATGCCTGATAGAACGGGTCTGACTCTACCGACCTAACGGTAGTGCGTAGCTCGTTAAGCACCTTCCAAGGCGCTACCCCCCGGGTAAGCCCGACAGTCAGCATATCGTTAAACAGGTTGGCCGCTATAAACACAGGGCTGAACGTGGTGACCCCTGCACGTTTGAAGCGGTTAAAATTAACAACAAACTTCGATATACTGTCTGTTCTCTGCGGGCCGAATGTCTGGGTAAGGTACTCAAGCTCTCTTGTTATATACTCTGGCACCTTGTAGGTCTTGCGCTTGCCGGCGTCTGCGGGATCAAAGAATGATATATGCCCTTCCGGGTCCTTCATGGGCCTGAATATCGCATCATCCCCCTTATTGTCTATCATTTGCATCGGGGTTGTCTTACGCAGACCTTCTACTTCATCCGGGGTATTCCTAAGTTTCAGTGCCAGCTTGATGATAGTCCTGTTGATATCATTGAGCGCTATCTGGTGCTCATGATTTTTCAACGTGCCTATCAGTACATCCATCGGGTCCATTAAGACGTCTTCCGCTCTTCCCGTATCTCCTAATGCCTTGACTGGATTGTAGGCAGATATGCCTTTGGCTGACGCCCCTGTAGACCGTTCCACGTATCTCAGCGGGTTATACCAGTAATACTTTTTTGATAGTATGTCTGCGTCACTTGGACTTATGAAGCCCGTCTCCACAAACCTTCTCAGGTTATCCGCGTATAGCTCGCGTACCACGTTAGCGGCGTTCTCAAGCTCTGCATAGCCCTTATTACCCAGCCTCACCTGTAGCCCGCCCAGCAGGTCGTCGAACTCTTGGGAACTTTTCCACTCTCCCACATTCAATCTTGTGGCCTTCTTGGCTTCAAATACTTCTTTCCCGTGCTTGGCTATAAGGAACTGGTTCAGGTCGTCTACCAGCGTATTGTTCTGAACCGAGGTTAAGGCTATGTCTTTCATCTTATCTACTGCCACTTTGGCCTTAATTGCTGCCGCCGCAGTAGCCCCGGGGTAACGTGCAAGCTGGCTTATCAGGTCGTCTCTGCCTATTTTCTCCATCCGTGCTTGGCTCATCGACTTGTCTAACTTATCAAACTTGGGGGCTACCCTCCTAAGAGTCCCGAAACCTGTCTGTAGTCCCCTGAGCCCCCAGAACCTGTCATTCCAGTCTTCTTGCCATTTCATTATTTTTTCGGGGTCGTTGCCCATTTCTTCGGCACGGGCTGTCCTTGCCCCCCTGCTTCCCGCGTACTTAGCCCCTGCCCGCTTCTGACGCACATCCGAGATAAGCCCCTTAATATCATCAACACTTTGCCCTGTCTGCCTTGCTATATACCTGACCTTGTTCATATCGGCAGAGCCGGGGATGTATAGGTCTTCAGTTTGTTCAAGTAACTCGTTAAACTTCTGGCTCACGAGCTTCTGTGAGTTGATTCTTCCTATCTGTGTTTTGACCGGGGAAGAATCCGTGACCCCCTTGATCAAATCAGATATCGCAGTTCTACTGGGGTCTATTCCTGTCTCGGCTGGCGCCGTATATCCCTCTTCAAAGACGGCGTATCTTCGGTCTGCAAGTTCCTTGGCGGCGGCTGGGTCTTGGAGTTCCCCTTGGCCGATCTTGGATATCTCCCTGCGCCCTGTGGCGGCTTGGGCATCGTGAAAACTTCTATAGTCTCTGTATCTGGCGAGTCCGTCTCCTTCGACACCGTAATGCCTAACGGTGCTAGTTCTTGCTCTAACATTTTTAACACGTCCCCGAACGTAGTCATCGCTTATAAACCCCCTTACATTTCTAACAAATTTATTATAGTCGTCGCTATATGCCGTCAGGCTCAACAGGTCCATGCCTTGGTTATCGGCGTGTGTGGCAAACCCTCCGTACTCGTCTATGCCCTGATATACCTGCTTCATCTTGTCTATTTCAGCAACATCAAGCGGCCTGTCAAACCTCAGGCTTATGAGTGCTTCCTCTGACTCGCCTACGATACCGCCTTTGCTGGAAGGTATAGCGCCAAGTTTTCTGCCTAAATGAGGAGGAAATCCAAAGTCGGATAAGTCCTCAAATATACCGCGTGGTTCTAAGCCCGTCGTCACTTTCCGCATCGATGGCCTGTGTATTATAACGCTTGACTGGGCAAAATCTACCTCGCTTATGTCAACCATCAAGCGGGTGAAGTTGTCGTAGTCTGCCTTTCCTATCCGTCCCTTGACCACAATGCTGGGTTCGTAAGCCCCTTGGAACATACCAAAGTTCACTTCTGCCTTGACGTTACCGAAACCTTCCTGAGCAAACCTTGAATTTAGATAGGAATTGCCTTTATCTGACAGGTCGTTGAACATCTTTCCTGCTTGTGCTGTATCGCCCGAAGTACCGGTTTCTATCAGTCTAGATGCCTCTGCCATAGTCCCCCTGTCACTCGCGCTGAAGAACCCCGTGACGGGCTGTTCCCCAACTGTCTGGGGGGATATCCCTACCTGAACTTTACCGCCCTTGATAGGGGCAACTATCCCGCGCTCTATTGCTTCTTCTCCCATCCGAAGGCCACTCCGCATTGCTTCTTCTCCCATCCGAAGACCGCCTTGCACCGCAGGCCCTAATGCTTTCTTGACGTGGGGGGCTGCCAACGGGACCACTTTTTGGCCTGCCTTTTTAACTACCCCTTTCATGATCCCCCCGGGAAGCCACTCCGCGGGCTCAGAAGGAAGATCGTAGATGATTTTCTGCCCGCCCCCAAGTTCTCCTGCGGCCTCTGTTTCCCTGTATGCAGACTGCAATGCCCGTGGCGAAGTAAACGGTATTCCAAGTATCTCTTGGCCCACTCCCTGAGCCACGTAATCTGAATACCGCTTACGCACGCCTTCTTCAAATGGCACAGAAAGAAGGGCTGACGCTGGCTGTAGGGTTTCTGACATTGCCCTGTATCCAGATATAGTTGGTTCAAGCCTCGCTCCAAGTTCACCAAAGTACCCAGCGCCAGTAGCCCTAGCTTCTTTAGCTCTCTTGTCTGCTGCGGATTCAACAAATGGCATATCAGGTACGAGTACGTCCCCTGCCATGCGTGCAATATCTTCGCCCCGCTGTCTCCAGTTCACTTCTGGATAGGCTGGTCCTATTTCCCTCTGGGGGTCATACTCCTTGCCTCGTAACCATTCCTGACGGTTGGGGGTTGAGACCGCTTGGCTTCGGACCCATTCGTCAAACGGTAGCGCCGTTTCTTTTTCTCGCTGCAATACGCTGGCGGTGGCGGGCGTTATAGGTGTCGGTTGTGCCACCCTGCGAGCATCGGGCGCTTGAACCTGAGCGGTAGGCGTGGCTCGGGACGGCGCCTGCTGCTGTCGGGCTATGTTGTCCACGGCCTGACGCACGGCTGGAAGCAGGTTGCCGCGCTCGTCGTAAGGCTTCGTGCCAAAATTGGAAAGATGTGGATACTTAGCCAGTACCTCTTTCCATTTGGCATCCAGTCTTTTTTTCTTTTCAGCTATTGGGTCAGCCATTAGTAATAGCGTCTTGCTGCTGGAGTGTATCTGGAGGTTCTGCCTCCCGGCCTCATTGTAGGACTCATGGCAGTATACCTCTCGGTCCAAGGATACTGCTCAAGATAATCAGTAAAAGTCATACCGGGGTCTTCGCCTTTCCGAAAGGAACTGCCAAGCTCTCCCATGAACTGGTTCACCACGTTGCCATACTGGCCTGCCCAGTATTGCTGTGAGGCAGGAGAGTATCCCCCGCCAAACGGAGCAGAGCTATAGTACGCTGCTTCTGGTGAGGCTTGGAGAACATAGTCCTGCCAGAAATTAAAGTCTTCAGGCATGGTCATGATTGCCTCCTAATCTACACCACGTAATACGGGGTACCCACTATGCCTTCTCGTCCAGATATATATCCGAGCCAGTCGGCGGGAGTTGCCCCGGGATTAGAGGCAGCAAATTGACGCTGCAACCTATCGAGGCCTGCCTGCCTTACCCTGCCGTATATACCGGGACCAGCTACGTTCTGGGTAGCAAGGGCGGTCAAAGCCGCTGCCTGACCGGGGTCTTCTAATATAGGCATCCATCTATCCCTAGCTGCCTGATCAGCCAGAGTGCCTGTTGCCGTCGGGGACATGCCCCTAGCAACATTTATTATGTCTGCCCAGTTTGTGGGTGCGGCTCGGGTCGCTGCGCCCGCTTGACTAAATCCACCGCCTCCGATATTACCGTATTCGGGAGCAGCAGCCCAATTAGCAAAAGTCTGAGTGGGTTCTCCTGCCCCTCCTAACCCGCCATACTGACTAAGATACTGCCCGTATGCAGGTTGGTACTGAGCTTCCATTGCCCTACTCAGGAGTGGGTTTTCCCAGTAGCCGGGAACAGCGCCCTGTGCTGCTACCCCAAACTGCTGCGCGGCTGACATGGAAGGTATGATTGTACCTGCCAGTGCGGAGCCTACCGGCCCGCCCGTGTATTGCATAGCGTCGGGGTCCCACGTTAATCCCATCCCTGTTGTTTGTCCCCCAAAGGTTCCGCTCCCCATTCCGTAATTCGGTGTTACCACGTCATTTCCTCCTGCAGCAGTAGCTGTATTTGATGGTATATTTGATTCTCCTTGTGTCGACTCCTGTATCGGGGAACCGTCCCAGTCAAGCCCCAAAGCCCTATGCTCATGTCCCCATTCCGTCTCCGGTCTTTCATGGCCTGAGGACGGGGCTATCATTTGGTTTAGACCGCCATTTGTCATGTGGGTCATTCCATACCTCCTTGCCTACACTAACTTCACCACGTTACCATGCGAAGCCTAAGTGCGCTAGTACCTTGTAATTATATTTGTTCCGTATCTTGGACCTGCCCGGACCTAGCCCAAGGACTATTAGGCAGATTGGAAAGCCAAGCCGCAAGCCCCATCCTGTCCTCGCCAACGGCAGTGGCCTGTGACCTAGTGTATCTATTATATATTCTATCGAAAGCCTTACGTCTCAAGTCTGCGAATATACCTACTCCCGTTACCCCGCCTATCACCCTAGCCGCCGCCTCTTGATACTCGGGCATCTGGGCTACTGCCTTATGGAACCACTTCTGTGGATCGTTCTCGGGATTATATTCCTCGGTCATCGGTGTATTGAATGAGGAGTCTACCAGAACATCCCAAGCACCCCTGAGTTTGTCGGCTCCCCAGTTGAACGTGTCAGCCCCCTCTTTGAATCCTCTCTCCGCAAACTGGTAGAACAATTCTCCCACGCCCTTGCTTGGGTCCCAGTCCCCTTTGCCTTCCCCTATAAGCCCCTGCAATATGTACCTACCAAGGGTAGGGGAGAATGCGTTAGCTACGTTTCTCATCATGTCGGGCCTGCCCACCATGCCCGGAAGCGCATTCATTGCCGTTATGCGAAACTGATCTGCAAGACCCATTGACATTATAGGGAGTATATCTGTCAGTCCTGACAAGTCACCCTTGAGACTGTTCCAGTAACCCTGCCTATTATTTCCTGTCTGAAGCTGGGTATCTACAACCATGCCGTAGTCAGAGAGCCACCCTCCTTCCGACATAGCTTCTTCCATATTAAAACCCCAGCCGTTGAACCGTGAGTACAACTCGCTGGTCAGCCTGTTATCAGCCCTTCTTGCATCACCGCCTGACTCTTCCATGAATCCACTCATCAGGGCTTGGTTATTCTGCATGTGGTTCTTCACCCAATCATAGAAATACCTTGGCCCTAATCCGAATTCATCCGTCATATCATCGTATGCCTGCTTTAGATTAGTACCGTAGTAATTCCCTGTCTGGGCATCATCTAGAAGTGATGCTGCATTCAGCCTGCTACCAACCACCGCCATCCCTGCCTGCTTGGCTTGCTCCTTTATAACCACGTCCTTACTTTCACTATCTTCCCCGTTACCTGTCTCGCTATCTCCCCCGTTACCTGTCTCTATAATCCTACTTAGCACATCGATATCTGAGGCGGCAGGATACGATGAGACGGGATACGACTTACTAGCAGGTGCGCCTTCCTCCCCGTAGCTGATTTCCCCGGGAGCACCTGTTGCTGCTACTACCTGCGCCACCCTGTCTGCCTCGGCTGCCGCGCCTATCTCTTTCACGCTATTCATAATATCGCTGGTGCTTACACCGAATCCCTCGGCCAGATTGTCCAGCAGTGCCACATCCTCTACGGCTGCCCTCCTGTCTTCCCCGTAGATAAGCTCGGGTTGAAGCTCCAGAAGTATCTTAGCGGCATGGTTCTTAGCGTTGGCCACTGCCGAGTTTTTGTTTCGCTCTGCCTCCACCACTCTTTGGCCTTCTGCCGCGTCTGCCACTATCATTTGAGCAGCCTGTTGATCAGTGAATCCCAGTGCAAGGAGTGCTTCGTAAGGAGATTCCTTGCCTTGGACAGACACTTGGAACTGCTCCACGTTAACGTCTTGAAAATCGCTAAATTTTTCTCGTCCTTCACCCTTTGAAAGAACAGTATTTAATCTATAGAGCAATTCGTCAGGGCTGTCTGAGCTAAATACTGTGTCTGCCATGCTTCCAAAAATTGATGGTGTGTCGCCAAATCCCATATTATCCTCCCGGCCCTGCTAGGCCGATCCTGCGTAACCGTTCTTCATCTGATTGAGCCCCCGGCCTCGGCTGTCCCGGTGGGACTACCGGCCCCCCCTGCGGAGTGGGCGCGGGCGGTGGTACCCCTGCCATCGCAGGCGGCATCATGTTAGGCGGCATCATTGGAGGCAGTGGGGCTGCCATCCCGGGAGGAGCACCGGGTACAGGAGAGGGAGCACCTGCTGGTGGCCCCATGCCCCCGCCCATAGTCTGAGCCATTTTAATTGCCTTGGCAAATAGTAGTGCCGTCAACTCTCCCTTGTAGAACTCTGCCAGATCGTCTCTTCCCTGCTTAACCGCTGCCTGATAGAGAGTCCACAGTCCTGCCTCCGGCAGTGTGCGCTCTGCTATCTGTTCCTTGATAGCATCGTCTATCTGGTCTGAGTCCTGTATGCCCAGTATGTTATCCCTGATCCATAGGTCTGGCAGGAGTGGTGTCTCGCCCTCGCGTGCTATCTGCGCCATGCCGTATCTGGACATGTCGTCAGCAGGTAGCTGCGTCACCAGCTTGATCTCGGGGTCGCCGCCGTCCTCTATCCTCTCAGGTGTTATCTCCTCCGAGAAGTACATCCTGTTGTTATCCATGCCTGAAAGCTCTACCGCCTTGAATGCACCAGTCATGTACTGGTCGCATAGCAGGTTGGCTATCTGGGTATATGCCCTCTGTATCGACTGTACTCTGGGTACCAGTACGGATTCCACGCCCTGACGGAGCGTGTTGATAGCAAATCCTGATAGCTGGAAGGGTATCTCGCCGTATACAGTGTGGGGTAGGGAGCCTCTCTGTAGCTCTCCTGACACCAGTCCCATGTATGCGCCCGTCTCACGTGCAACTTCCATGAGTCCCAGCGGCTCAATGTCCTCTCCCTGACCCAGTGAAATCTCGGTTCCTTCTTTGTATGGGTCTTCCTCAAGGGTCTTTGTGCCGTCACGGCTGCGTACCTTGAGTCCCTGCTTGCGTGACCTTGCGGTCATCTCAAGCATAACGCTCATCATGAGGTTGTGCTTGTCATAAAGTTCCCTAGTAGACTTGAATACTGACTCACCGTAGTCCTCAAGCGTGTCCTCGATAGACGACCACGCCATAGACTGCACCAGTGGTGATGACCCGACAGGGCCGAGAAACACCGGAACCTTGCCGTTGATACCGTGCGGGGTGCGTTTCTTTACGATCCTGCCGGGAATAACCACCGTGTTGTGCTCGGTGTCGTAATAGTCATATACATATATGCCGTCATCGTCACCGACCCTAGTGCCTTCCCCCAGCCTGATGCCATACTGTGATTCAATCTCGTCTTTTGTTTTCTTAATCCTGTAGCACGCCCATGCCAGTCCGTTCTCTCCTACGCCCCAGTGGGTGTGCATAGGGTCCCAAGGAGTAATATCAATTATTGTATTATCTTGGCTGTCCTTGGTGAGCAGAGCCCTCCCTGCATACCACCCGCGCAGGGTGATATACCAAGCCAGTTGGTCTTTCAGTGTGGGTACCAGCCTGTCAATAAGCCTGTCGTCTGCTGACTTCAGGGCTCCTATGATAAATCTTTCTTTATCGTTATTGATATCCCTGTTGTTTCTGGGGTTGCCGTTCGGGGGAATCCTTATTACCAGATCGGCAGCAGTCAGCCACGCCACTACCTTGTCGGCATAGGTCTGCGGCTCGTTACTGGTATACGACTGGTAGCCGTCCCCTGCATCGTAGGGGTCCAGCTTATACAGTACGTGGTCGGCATCCATGCGGTCCCGCAGTGTGCGGGTGTCGTCATGGTGCGCGTCTACCTTATCTATAATATCTTCCGGTTTTAATCTTGGCATATCAGTGCCTCTTTACTTTTATAAATTCCCTGTTGTTTACAACGCCGTATCCGAACTTGCTCACCAGACCGTATATAACGGCCTTGATGCCGTGGTTATTCTTATCCTCGGGAGTTTCGCCTACCACGTTACCCTCCCTGTCTGTCTTCCACCTGTATGCCCTAGTCTGTCCGTCGAATGGGCTTGGCACTGCCCCGAACTCCGAGAGTATTCCCTTGCATTCAGGGCTGAATGCGATACGCGGTCTGTCGGTTACCGAGTCGGTCTTCATGAATCCCTTTAACCTCTCGGTACCCTCGTTAATCCGTATCTTCTGCGCGTCCAGATAGATACCTGTCTTATCCATCCACATCTCCGCAGGTGCGCTCATTGCCTGATGCTGATATCCCGCTATGTCTATGGCCCCCGAGTGGACATCCGACCACCATTCGCGGTTGGTAGCAACGGTTATCATCTCCTCGGTAGTCAGTCCACGCTCGTATATCTCATCTATAATACATAGCTGTCCGTTGATCTCCTGCACAACCTCCACTGCATATGCCCCGGCGTATCCCGGGTCCATCCACAGGTACACGGGTTCGCCCTTCACGTACTGTATTTCGGGGTCGATATGTATGTCAGCCCTGAATTCACCGAACACCAGCCCCACAGGCGGGCAGGGGATACCTTGAATGCGCTCCATAAAGAACTCATCGGACGCCATATCCTTTAACTTCAGTATCTCGGGGTCTTCCGCACCGCCGGGATACAGGTACTGGTTGGAATAAGACGGCAGCGAGAAGCTCTTTTCATCTTTCTTGCCTAACTGCCACGACGAGAATAGCTGTGGATACCATCCGAGTGAGCCTTCAAAGGTGCCTGACAGGAATAGCCATCCCCTCTTGGGTGCAACCCTGCCCCTGAGACGGTGGTATGACTCCAGATCAAGCTGTGATGCCTCGCATCCCAGTATTCCGTTGGGCGCCCTCATGGCCAGAGTGCGTGGGTCTTTTGCTGACTTGGTTTCTATGCGTGTGCCGTCGGCAAGTATGATGCGTCCGGGGTCTACTCTCTTGGAAACCTCTGCCAGCACACCGAGTGCGGCGAAATCTTCCACAAGGTAGTCGAACTCTGCGCGTGTGCGCTCGTAGTCAGCGGCCACCAGCCAGTAGAGTCCCGGCTCTTCGTTCTCTAGGAACCTAGATACAAGGTACTTACTGGCCACCATAGACTTTCCCGCCTGCTCACCGCCTGCAACAAGGGTAAACCTCTGCTTTGCGCTGAGGATACGCGCCTGTAGCGGCGTAGGCATGAAGTCAAGCCGCGAAAAGATATATTCATTTATAGACGGCCCGCTATTCGGCGGGTTCGTCTGTGCTTCCGTCGGACTGCTTGGACTTTTTGGCAAGGATTCTCTCCGCTTCTTCTAATGCGTTGTCACGATCATTGCCGTCGTCTTTCTTCGGGTCCTTGCGGGTTTCCTTAACCCACCGCTTCCATTCTCCCATGATCTCCTTGGCAGAATTATCTGCAGTAAACCCTGACCGTTTGTATTTCTCGGGCCAGTGGGCGTTGAGCAGTGTGATAAGCAGCACGGGGTTGTCATTAGGCTTCTGTTGCTTAACCCTGTCAACCGCCATATCCTGAAGAGCTTCCCTGAAGTCGTCCTGTGCCTCGTGATACCTAGCCCTGAATTCGTGGGTGTCATTCTGCACCCACTTCATGACCGTATCACGCCCTACATGCACAGCCTCGCAGGAGCGTTTCACTGATCCCGACACCATGTAAGCCGCCAGAAAAGCATTCTGGTTACCCTTAGTTTTCTTCGCCTGTGCCTCGCTCTGCATTTAAGTCTACTTTCCGGGCTATGCCCATCCTGCGTACTATCTGACCGACCCTCTGCTTAGATATGCCGTACCTCTTGGCAACATCACTGTAGCTGGCCTTATCAAGCAACACAGCCCTAGCTATATTCATTGACCTGCCTGACATCTTCCCCCTGCCGGTTTTACCGGTATACCTAGTAGAATATAATGTCTCCACGTACCTACTATCTCCTCATTGAAAGCTCAACGTACCGCAAGTTGCGGGTTGTGTCAATAATTGTACCACTTAATTCCCTTTTAATCTGCTATAATTCAGGTATGGAGGGTTGAATGTCACACTTACACCATTGTCCGAATTGTTTATACATGTTCGTTCACAGGAAGTTCAATTATGACGAGGGAGGGTTAAGGTGTCGCAGATGCGATGTCTTAATCATTCACGGTGGGGAATATCACCCGGCAGAAGACAAGATGTTTCTATGCGTTAGCGAGCGCGATGAATGTGCAATACGTGCTTGGGATTCTACTACAACAAGCTGGGGCGAACTTATAGACTTGGATGCCCTTGAAGAAGATAAAAAATACCACGAATGGGATGGCGAAAAGCTAGTCCTAGAAGACTAAATTCCCATGTACATGTACATGGTGCAGTTACGTGTAAATTACATGGGCCTGTAAAGGCCCTGCCTTTCATGTAATTTACATGTAACGAACAACTACATGTAAAGAACATGTCTTACGCGTACGAGTACATGAGAGAGTCTCGTTACACCCTCTCGGGGTTCAGGCCCTCGGTGCGTAACTGCAACTCTCAGATACAAATTTACATGTAAATCGTGTAATTTACATGTAAAACATGACAGTACATGTCCCGACAACATGCGTAATTAACTGTAATTACTGTACATGGGGCCACATGCACGCTCTTTAGAAGCAAAATTCTGTCACGGGTATCTATGTCTTTTGAGGCGTAGCCTCAAGCCATGCCCCCCCCTCGCGCGTTCCTTGTTGTCTGACGTGCGTTCCTTATGTGAAAAGAGGCGCGGACCTCTCCGCTAGTCTATAGACTGCTCCCGTATCTAGACGCGCCCTTGCTC